ACCCCGAACGGGGCGCCATGATCGTGACGGGCATCGCGGATCTGAACGCGGCCATCATGCCGTCGCTCGGCCTGGCGCTGACCGCCGCAGGTATCTATGTTCGCTCACGCTCAACCCACGACAAGCCCGTATCGACCGGCCAGGCCGTACCCAAGGGCTTGTTGCAAGGGCTGGCCGAACGAATAGGCCGTTAGCGGGAGCGTAACCACTCGACGGCCTTGTCGTGGTCGCCCCCGCAATGGCGCAAGGCCATATCTGCGGTAATCTTGCCGCACCCGGTAGCGTCGCGCAGCGCGCGTACTTGCCGGGCGCACCCCCTGTCGTAGTCCTCGTCCGTCGTAAAGTCGCCGGGCCACTTACCCACGTTCCACGTTATGTGCTGCGCCGCCAGCGACACGTCGCCGTCGCACACGGCGAGAACGCGCAGACACGTATCTGCGGGCGCGCCCGTCTGCGCCTGCAGTCGCGCAAGATCGGCGGCCCCGCTCAATTCCTCAACTTCGGCCGCCAGCGCAACGTTAAGAGCCCGCAGCCGGTCCAGTTCGGGCAACACGTCGGCCGCCATCATAAACGGGCCTGACGGGTTCTTGTCCCATCGCAGCCGGTCAGGCTTTTGCCCTAGCTGGCGCAACTGTTCCAGCTCGTACCGTTTTAATTCAGTCATTATGAAAACTCCAACCATTCGTTAAAGGTGCCAACGTACCAGGGCAGGACGTGCCGCCGCGCGCTGATCCGTTCGTAAACTTTGAGGCCGCGCGTCCCGTCGGGGTCGACGCGCCGTCGTTCCTTTTCGGCGGCCGACGCGGTGCCGTGCCGACGTTTAACGCGCCGACGGTTCACAGTGCGTAGACCGTCGTGGCGCCCTTCGCGGTGACGGGCGTCATGCCTCGCCCGCCGCGTTGCCCGCCGTAGTACCGCCGCGCGCTGGTCGCGGTGCGCTTCACCGGGCCGCGTGCGTACTTGTCGGCCACCGCCTGAACCGCCTCACGGCTCGGCATACATCGGATCGTTAGGCCGTCAACGCGCAGCACGACTACCCGTTCGCGCGGCTCCACCCCGTCGGGATACTCGAGCGCGACGAGGCGCAGCATGTCGGCGATCTGTCGGGTCGTTGTCATTGTCGTGTTGCTCCGTTGCGTTGTTGGTCCGTTAAGTATACGGGCCTGCAATAGATTGTCAAACAATTAACACGCTATCTTTGCACGACGGGGCGGCGGTGTTACTATGTCCCGACGACACGCCAGGCGCTAACCATGAAAACAGACATCACCAACGCGGTAAGGGAGTCGACGTGGTACGCCCGCGTCGGTAAGCTGTTCGGCATGTCCCACGAGGACAAGCGCAGCCTATACGACATTTACGGCTACCCGTTGGCCCTTGACGGCGACCTCGGGTTCCGCCTTATGTACGAGGCCAGCCGCAGACAGGGCATCGCGAACCGGATCACCCACGGCGTGCCGAAAACGTGCTGGCGCGACGGGTTCACGCTGCAGGCCGACGAGGAGGTCGTGCTGGCCGAGCAACTGGCCGAGCTGAACGTGCGCGGGTTTGCCGGGGCACTAGAACGCGTCGATATACTGAACCGGATTGGCCGCAACGCGGTGCTGTTGATCGGCGTGCCGGACGGCTTGCCGCTAACCGAACCGATGGGCGCCCCGTCGGGCCGGGCCATCGCCTCAACGTACTTTAAGCCGTTCGCGTTTGACGCGGTGCGGGTTGACCAGCTCGAACAAGACACCCTGTCGCCGCGCTACGGCCTGCCGTTAATGTACACGCTGGGCGGGGCGCACCGCGACGACAAGAAAACGCTATCGAACATCGGCACAATACGCGTGCACTATTCCCGCGTCGTACACCTCAATGAGTCGGAGCTTGACGACTACATCGAGGGCACCGGCGCACTCGAACCGGTGTTTAACCGTATCCTTGATATGGACAAATCGTGCGGCGGGTCGGCCGAGGCGTATTTCCGCAACGCGCGCGGCAAGATCGCCTACGAGATCGACAAAGACTTTGCGTCGCAACTGCTAAACGACGAGACACAGAAAGAGAAATTCGACGAGAACGTGAAGAAATTCACCAACGAATGGCAGGATCATACCATTGCCGCCGGTGCGAAGGTCAAGACGCTAGACACGACGCACTACAGCCCGCTAGACACCGTCAAAGTCGGGCTATGGGAGATTTCAGGATACACGGGCATACCGATCCGGATACTAACCGGCGAGGGCTCGGGGCAGCTCGCAGGCAGCGAGGATCAGCTCGCCATGAACCAGTTAATCGCGGACCGGCAGCGCGCATGGTGCGCCGTCATGGCAATGCGCGCCCTTGAACTGCTGGACCGTGCGGGCGTGATCAAACTACCGCCCGGCGCTGCCGTGGTTTTCCCGCAACAGGGCGCCAGCACCGAGAAAGAACAGGCCGAGATCGACAACAAGCGAGCCACCACGCTGCAGCTCGTTGCGGCGGCCAAGTCGGCCATCGGTGGCGACGAGATCGACATGCGCAGCGCGCTTGACGCGTTGAACCTGGCCGACATCGCGCTCGGGGCGGCCGACGATGTCGAGGAGTAACCCGACGCGCACCCGAACCATCGAGGCGGCGTGGCTGGCCGAGATAAACCGACGATGGCGCAGGTTTACGCGTGCCGTTGTGGCCCGGCTGGAATCCGATCTGCTAACGAACGCCGAGGACGTGTTCGAGATGAGCGCGGCGCAGCAACGCACGTATATGGCGTATCTCGACGGGCAGATTAGCGCCGTGCTACTCGCCGACGACTGGCAGGCGCGCTATCAGCTTGAGGCGTACCGCCGGGGCCTTGAGACGACCCGCGCGTCACTGCTCGCGCAGGGCTCAGGCATCACGCCGAGCGAGGCCGAGCGACTGGCCGCGCAGGGCATCGCCTCGTTTTCTGCCGTCCCGTCGTTAGGCACGGCGGGGTCGGCACTGACCGCGCCCATACACCTTGACGCGTTCGCGTTCCTGCAGGGCCGGGCGTTTGATAAACTCACCGGCTGGACCGACGTTATGTCGGGCGAGGTCCGGCAGGTGCTGTTCGATTCCGTCGCCGAGGGCCGGGGTATTCGCACAACAGTGCGCGACATGCGCGCACGTATCGACGTTAGCCGATCGCGCGCACGACTGATCGCCCGCACCGAGGTGAACCAGGCGTACGGCCGGGCCGCAATCAGCGAGGTGACACGCGCCAGCGGCGAGACGGGCGTTGACATTGAGCTGAGGTGGATCACAGTTCGCGACACGAAGGTGCGGCACCTGCACGCGCGTTGGCACGGCGTTGTTATGACGGCCGAGACGGCCAGCGCCAACAAGAACGCCAGCCCGTGGAACTGTCGCTGCGGGTTCGCGCCCGTGGTGCCTGACGCCGACACACCAGCAAAGCAGGCCGAGTTCGCGGCCCAACGTGCGGCGCTTCTTGCACTCGAAGCACAAGACGCGGCATAATGTCAATATAACCCGAGGGCTTGTACATGATATTTTCCGGAACTGTAACCATCGCGGCGCCCGTCGTCGTTGAGATAGCCGAGTACCTGCAGCTCACTAGCTTGCAGGTTGACTCACCGGGCGCCAACACGCTTGAAGTCGCCACCAGCGTACAGGGCGGCGCGTACATCGATCAGGGCGACGTGTCGGCCTCAACGCTCAAACTTGACATGCGCAGCATAACGGCTGTGCGCCTGACTGCGACGGGTGGCGACATGGCATTCAAATTGACGCCAGGCCGATGAGCATCAAAATTGTAATCAATTCGCTCTCGTCCGGCGCGTACGGCACGCGAACGATCAACGGCCGCCAGCACCTCGTCACATCCATGATGGCTATTGAAGGCGATTCAGTGATGAACCGAGCGTTTTACCCGCTCGCCGCCGTACAGGCGTCGTACAAACAGCTCAACGGCCTACCGGCGCCCGCCGCGCACCCACGGGTTGACGGCGTCCTGACGATGGCGGGTGGCGCACTAGCGACCAACGCGCACAACATCGGCGCGTTCGTGCTGGCGCCCCGTATGTCGGGCGCGCAGGTAATCTGCGAGCTGGCCGTTGATATCGAGCTGGCCGGGCGCGATCCGCGCGGCGTCGATCTGATGAATCGAGTTAAAACAGGTATGCGCGTTGCGGTGTCCACAGGGATGCGCGGCACCCTCATGCAAGGCCCCGGCGAGCACAACGGCGTGCCGTTCTTGGCGACGGTCGGCGGCATCGTATTTGATCACGTAGCAATACTGTTAGACGAGGAGCCCGCAGGCGAAAACACCTACACGTTCAACGCAGCGGAGCCCGACGACAACGCCGTGCTGATCTGCAACCTGGCCGACACGGTCAACGATCTGCGCGAGAATTTACGGGCCGCAATAATGGCGCGATTCGGCAACGAGTACGGGTACGTCTGCGACATCATCATCAACCCGCCCGGCGTGCTGATTGAGCGGGACGACGACAGCCTCGAAATTATGGCTTTTGACTACGACGAGAACGGTGGTATAGTGTTCAATACACCGGCCGTGCAGGTCGAACGTAACGTGACGTATACGCCACTAAACGACCTAACCAACGCGAACGAGGGACACACCGTGGATAAAGCAAAGTTAATATTGGCGATCATAGCCAACAAGGCGACGGCGTTTACTGCCGCCGATCACGCACACCTTGACGCGATGGACGAGGCGGTGCTGATTAACACCCTCGCGGAGTCGATGACTGTCGCGTTGACGCCCACCCCGTTGACGCCCGACGAGCTGTCCGCGTTGGTAACGAACGCGGGCGACACCATTGTCAAGGCCGCCGACGCCGAGGGGCTAACAGCCTACTTGGCAAACCGCGACGGGTTCGAGGCGTACCAGAAAGCCGCGAAGGACGCACGCGCAGCGACCGAGGCGACGATCGTCGCTAACAGTAAAATGACCGCCGAGGATCTGGCGACGATGTCCGACGAGGCCGTCGAGCGGATTTCTAACTCGCTGACCCCCGCGCAGGACTACAGCCCGCAGGGCCAAAAGGGCACCAATGGTGGCGGCAACGCTGGCAAGGGCGTAGACTACACAAGCGACTAACAGACACTAAACCCGACAAGGTTACGAGGGCAGGACAATGGCAAGACAAGTAATAGCAGTTATAGTAGGCGCGCTTGGCGCGATGATTGAATCTGCCCGCGTTTCGGCGGCCAGCACGGCGATCGTGCCGGGTATGTTGGTTGAAGAAAACGCAGGCAAAGTTCGTGAGCATTCGACAGCGGGCGGCAACGCTCAAAAGCTGTTTGCGCTTGAGAACCTGCCGGTCGGCGGAACAATCGACACGGCCTACGCGGCTGGCGCGTCTGTCCGGTACGGTGCGGCGCACTCCGGCCAGCTCGTCAACGCGCTAGTGGCGGCCAGCGCAACGGCCATTGCGGACGGCGTGGCGCTGATGTCGGCGGGTGACGGGACGCTCGAACTGTACGTGGCGCAGGCTGCCGACGTGATTGTGCAGAGTAATCGCATTGTCGCGTACGCCGTCGAAGCTGTAAACAACAGCGGCGGCGCGACAAGCGTCCGCATCTTGGCCCGCGTCGCCTAACGGCTGCACGGCAAAAACCCAACTGGCACTACGAGGGCCGACATTATGAACCAATTAAATACACTGTATAGCTCAATCGGCGCTGGTCGTGACCTGCACGCCGCCAACATCGCGAACCTGCCCGACGCCAGGGCACGCTACGCCGAACTGCACAACGCGGTTTTTTCTAAAGCCGGTCTGCAGAAATACGTCGTCACTAACCTGGCGGGCGACGTCGTGGAACGATCCGACGACGCCAAGTCGCTGCTCACTAACGCGAGCGGCACCGTGCGCCACGAGGATTTCTTGATCATCCGGGATCGGATCGTCGAGATCCGCCGCCGCAAACTGAACGGGGTTAGCGACTTGATGGACAGCGGCTTGTCTTTCAGCGTCGCGATCAGCGACCAGCTTGTCGGCTTTGAGAACGTTAACGAGTTCGAAGATGCCGAACAGGACATGAACCCGAACACGTCCAAAGGCAACGACACCAAGTTCACCGAGGAGTTCGTGCCGAACCCCATCACGCACATGGGTTTTGATGTGCCCATGCGCCAGATGAATTTCGATTACAAGCGGTCCTTGGGCTTGTCTGAATCGGTCCGAAAAGTGTCCGAACGGGTCGAGAAAACGCTGTTTAACGGTAACGCGGCGATCACCGTCACGTACGCCGGGCAGGCGTTCCCGATCTACGGATACACCACGCACCCGGATAGGGGAACAGGCACTATTTCAGACTGGGCGGCTATCGCTAGTATCGGGCTGATCGTGCCCGAGCTGACGTACCAGCTCGGTTTAATGTGGTCCACGCAGGGCGGCGTCGACAATGATTCGGTCATGGTCTACGTGAGCAACGCGATCTGGACGATGTTACAGAACGACAACAAGGCCAACAGCGACAAGACCGTGTTACAACGCATTCGCGAGATCGCGTACGTCAAGGACGTCAAGCCCGCCGAGTTCTTGGCGGGCACCTCGGCTGTTCTCGTTGAAATGGCGCCGCGCACCGTTGAGCTGGCCGTCGCGTCGGACATCATCGCCGTGCCGCACATTAAAACCAACCCGCTGGCACCGCAGACGGTCACAACGTACGCCGCAATGGTCCACCAGATCAAATCTACGCAGACCAACCAGACAGGTATTCGTCACTTAACGACCGCCTAAACCGGCCCCGGTGTCGCCCGTAGGCGGCACCGCGACCTACCCCGTAAACGTTTAACGAGAGGGCGCGAGCCATGTCTAAAAAAACCGAGCAGACGTACGTCGTTGT